ACTAAAGGCTTCCACATGGATATTAACGCTTCAGCGTTGGTTGATTCTGTGACTGGAGAACAAGTTTTCTCAACTGGTGTGGCTTCATTTAATGATGCAACAACTGTTGATGGTACTGCGACTCACCCGTATAACAACATGAGAACAAGAAAATTCACTTTATTATTTGCAGGTGGTTTTGATGGTTGGGACGAGTTTAGATTAAACAGAACTAATACTGATGAGTATAAGATAGGTAGAACTGGTTTCGTTGCTTCACAATTTGATACTTTCACAAATGTTGAGTACGCTGAATTGTTTGGTACTTCCGACTACTATGCTTACTTATATGGTATTAGAACATACCAAAACCCTGAAGAAACACCAATTAATATCTTAGCTACCCCTGGTATTGACGTATTAAACAATACAGACTTGGTTAGAGATGCAATTGAGGTTGTTGAGGAGAAAAGATTGGATGCTATTTACTTACCTACATTACCTGATATTAAGTTGTTAAACAATAACAACCCTTCAGATACTGAAAGTTGGTATTATGCTGAAGATATCGTTGATGAGTTAGAAAACACTGAAATCGATTCAAACTATACAGCGGTATACTATCCATGGATTCAAATCACTGATACCGAAAATAATGCAAACTTGTTTATTCCACCTACAGCTGAAGTTGTTAGAAATATGGCTTATACAGATAACGTAGCATTCCCTTGGTTCGCAACCGCAGGTTACAACAGAGGTTTGGTTAAATGTAATAGAGCACGTATCGTTCTTGATCAAGAAGCTAGAGATATTTTATATCCAGGTAGAATTAACCCATTAGCGACTTATTCAGACGTTGGTGTTGTTATCTGGGGTAATAGAAACTTACAAGTTAGATCTAGTGCTCTTGATAGATTAAACATCAGAAGATTGTTGTTACAAGCTAGAAGATTGATTATGTCTGTATCAAAAAGATTATTATTTGATCCAAATGATACGACAGTTAGAAATCAATTCTTGTCATTGGTTAACCCAATCTTGGATAACATTAGAAAAGAAAGAGGTTTAACAGACTTCAGAGTTAGTGTTGCAATGGACGTTGAGGATAATGATAGAAATACTTTGAGAGGTAAAATCTTCATTAAACCAACACCAACATTGGAATTCATCGAACTTGAATTCGTTGTTACACCGCAAAACGTTTCTTTCGATAACATTTAATAAGTTTAGGGGGTACGAAGGTATCCCCTTTATTTCTTTTCCATAGCTTAAAAAGCACCAACGGTAATTGAGATACTAATTAATAAAAAAGAAAGTAACAAAGAAAAAATAAATTAGAGTACTATTTATAATAGAGTACATAATATATGAAATTATATATAGTACTATTTATAATAGAGTACTTTGGTTAAGACCCTTAACAAAAATAAGGTTTGAAAATCAAAAAGTCAAGTTTTTTGAAAAAAATTTTTAAAAAAGTGTATAATTCGAAAAACAAAGATATTTATATTAAACAATAAAACAAATTAAATAGACAACAATATGGCTAACTTATTAATGAAAATGCCCGTTCCTTACGAACCAAAGAAAAAGAACAGGTTTATTTTGAGATTCCCAAGTTCACTAGGTATTAACGAGTGGTTCGTAATATCTACTTCAAGACCAAAGGTAACAATAAACGAAGTTGAAATTCCTTTCTTAAATACTTCAACATATGTTGCTGGTAGATTTAACTGGGAATCAATTGATGTTACATTCAAAGACCCTATCGGTCCTTCAGCTTCACAAGCATTGATGGAGTGGGTTCGTTTACACGCTGAATCAGTAACAGGTAGAATGGGTTATGCCGCAGGTTATAAAAAAGATATTGAATTAGAAATGTTAGATCCGACAGGTGTTGTTGTTGAAAAATGGATTCTTCAAGGAACCTTCTTGACAAATGTTGACTTTGGATCATTGGAATATAGTGATGATGAAATCGCTGACATTACAGCTACATTAAGAATGGACCGTTGTATCTTGGTTTATTAAGAATTATATTATCAATTCAAAATTCATTTGGGGGACGCTTTGCGACCCCCTTTTTTTTTAACCTTTAATTATACCATATTTCTCAATAAACTTGTTAACTCGTTCAACAACTAAATTTGTTTTATCCATTTCATGTTCCCAAATAACCAATAAATTATAGGTCCTATCAAACTTAACTAGTTTGACTTTGTATTGGTCATTCCTTAAATTGGCTCTCTGGAATGCATATTTTGCTTCTGGCGAATGTTTTTTACAACAGTGGTAGAAACACCCATGAGTTTCAATTAAGACGTTGTAATCAACTAAAAGAAAGTCGAACTCTCTTTTCTTAAAAACAAAATGTCTTTCAAAGTTTATATTTTCTTGCTCAAGTAGTTCAGCGAACGAATCTTCTAATTTTGAAGTACCATTCATCTTTTTAACCATTTTAGCGAATTTACCTTTCTTTTTGGCCATAATATTCTATTATTATAATAATTAGTTGTAAACTACCCTTTTACCGTCAAATTGATATTAAAAGGTAAAAAAAATAAAAAATACCGTTTACACTATTTAATATTAGACTATAATTAATTTAAAATTAAAATACTATGGAAAATCAACAGGTTTATTTTGAACCACCGCACGATGTTATTCCGCTTCCATCAGGTGGCAGATTTTACAAAAATAAAAAAGACACAATTAAAGTAGCTTATATGACGGCTGCTGACGAAAACATTCTAACTTCACCAAACTTACTACAAAGCGGTAAAGTCCTTGACGTTTTATTGGAAAAGAAAATTTTAGATAAAGACATCAAAGCTGGGCAATTATTACCAGGTGATAGAAATGCTATTATTTTCTTTTTAAGATCAACTGGTTATGGTGAGATTTATCCAGTGGAGTTAACAGACCCTAAAACAGGTGATAAATTTATTGAGGAAATTGACATTAGCCAATTACCAATAAAAGAAAATACTTTAACACCAGATGAAAATGCTGAATGTTCATTTGTTTTACCAAGATCTAAAAAAACTGTTAAATTTAAATATTTAACTGCTGAAGAGGATGAGAAGTTGATTAGAGAAGATCAAGCCAGAACAAAAAAATTGGGTTCTAGCGCTATTAGTCAAATTATGACATTGCGTTTACAAAACCAAATTGTGGAAGTTGACGGCATTCGAGATAAAAACGCAATCGTTCAATTCGTTGAGAGTATGTCACCAATGGACTCAGCTGAGTTCAGAAAACATCTTTTCGACAACGAACCTGGTTTAGATTTGACCATTAATGTCCAAGCTCCAAGTGGAGAGTTTTTTTTTGGTGAACTTCCCATTACATCCAAATTTCTTTGGCCTTACGTCTGAGTATAAACAACAAATGATGTACGAGTCGTACATTTTAGTTAAACATGCTAATTTTACTTATTCAGATGTAATATTAATGCCAATCTTTGAAAGAAGAAAATTCATTGATATTTTAATGGAAGAGAATGATAAGATTAAAGAAGCTAGAGAAAGAGAAATACAAAAATCTAAATCTAAGAGAGCATAAACTTAACCCACTGTCATGGTGGGTTTTTTATTTTATTCGATATTTATAATAAAAGAATTCGTTATGAAAAAATATATAATAACTGAAAATCAATTAAAGGTTATATTAGAAAGGGCTGATGATACCCCAGAAAATTATTCTGATGTACCACCAATGTCATTTGACAATTTTTTAAAAGCAATTGAAAAAGATAACAATAAAAATGGTACATCTAGTAACAGAAGTGATGATATTAAGAGTTTTGCACTTGGGGCTGTTGCTGGAAATAGAGCTGAATACAATATTGATAAATCTGACAGCGCTTTAAAAGCAATCGCTGGTAAGTTTTATAAATCAATAAATGCGGGTTACGGTATTAACCCAGATGATGGTGTTCTTGCTGAATCTGAAGATTTATGTATTATTATAATGTGTATGGCTTATTATTACTACAAAGAAGGTAGTATTAAGAGTTTTAATGTTAGGGATGTTGATCTTGATTTTAGAAAAAACTATAATGAATTAAAAAGAACTAATTTATCCGATATAAGAGGTTTATTAAGAACCAAATTTGATGCCGATATATTTGGGTGCCAGGATGATGATGATGAAAATCAAATTATAGTGGCTCCAAGAGGCGATAACCCTAGTTTCCAAGTTTACATTAATAAGAACAGTAGAAGAACAACAATGGTTAGGTTTAACTTTTTTGATAGCACGTCATTAAATTTTTTCTACAACGATTTTTTAAAGAATGATAAAAACATTAATTTAATTAGTAAGGCGATA